ATTTCAAGAATTTCAAAATCTAGTATTTCCATCAAGAGGTACTGCATAGTGGAATATCAATACGCATGTGCGCTATGTTATATAGAATCAGAAATATCAGTAGAACAAGATGATGATGTAATTATCCCAGAACCGGCATTTTGTCCGTTTTGTGGGCATGGTGACATAATGATAGAAACAGATGAGTTAGAAGATGTATAAATACTTATATGGAATGGATTTATCAAGGCAGAACCTGGGAAGCACCTAAAGATTTCACATCTGATGACTATTATGGATTCGTATATCAAATAACGAATCGCATGAATGGAATGAAGTATATCGGAAAGAAATTCTTTTGGAGCAAACGAACATTACCCATAACCAAAACCCGAAAAAGAAGAAAGAAAACACTAGTTGAGAGCGATTGGCGAGAATATTATGGAAGTAGTAAACGTTTGCAAGAAGATATTGATCAAATGGGAAAAGAAGCTTTCCATCGCGATATTATTGAACTCTGCGCTACTAAGGGCGAATGCGCATATTTGGAAGCTAAAATACAGTTCGACCGCGATGTATTACTTCAAGACGATTATTATAATGGCATTATTAATGTACGGATTGGCGGAAATTCTGTCAAGTTTTTAAAAGAAAAGCATGTACAATCAACGAAAAATATGGTATAATATACCCTAATATGTCGAAAAACAACATTATAAAATTTCCTTTACACAGGAGAAAACAGGCAATAGCGAATGAAGTTATGGCCGAAACTTATCTTGATGATTTGAATACCCATGAAGATTGTATTTCGCTAGCTAGATTTTGTTTATCTTTAATAGATGAAGCAACAATAGAACATTATGACCATGAATTTGATATGCAAATACCAGATTCACCCGAATATAAAGATATGTTCGTTATACTAAATCTAATGGTCGCAGTTTTTATGCGAAATCAAGGCAAAAAACATATTTTACAAGATGATCTCACTGAGGTATTTGGTAAACTAAAAGTATTAGAACACCATACCGATGAAGGTGATGATCCATTTGATATTAAAACTGAAGAAGAAGAGGACGATGATACTACTTGATTATAACCAAATTGCACTATCAAACATTATAGTACAAAAATTAAACGATGAAAACATGATACGTCATATGATACTAAACAGTATTCGTATGTACAATAAAAAATATAGAGACGAATATGGCCAAATGGTTATATGCGCAGATGGATTCAACACGTGGAGAAAAGAATATTATCCACAATACAAACAACACCGCAAAAAGAATAGAGATGAATCTTCTCAAGATTGGACAGAAATATTTAGAGTCCTCAATCTTGTAAGAGAAGAGATCAAAGAATATTTGCCGTATAAAGTAATGCACCTCGAAGGCTTTGAAGCTGATGATATGATAGGAGCATTAACAATAGAAACACAAGAATTTGGTAAGAATGAACCAATAATGATTATATCATCCGATAAGGATTTTGTACAATTACAAAAATATTCAAACGTGAAGCAATTTTCTCCAATACAGAAGAAAGCTGTTTCAGATCCTAACCCTCGCAGGTTCTTATTTGAACATATATGCAGAGGTGATAAAAGTGATGGTATACCTAATGTGCTCTCAGGTGATAATGTCTTCGTAGATGAAGTAAGACAATCTCCTATGACACAGAAGAAAATCGATTACTGGATTTCAAATGCGGATAAGCTTAAAGATGTAATGACATCAGAAGAACTACGTAATTTTAAAAGAAACCAAACTTTAATAGATCTTAAGTGCATCCCACTTGATAAGGTAGAAACTATTATAGATAACTATACAAACCAAAAACCTGCAATGAAAATGCGAGTTTTAAATTATCTAATCAAAAAAAGATGTACAAATTTGATTGAAAGCGTAGAGGAATTTTACAATGGCTAAAAAGAAAATGATATCAGAGGTACTTGAGCTAGCAGCTAAGTGCAATTCACAAGAGGAACGCTCTGAGTTCCTAAAGGCGAACTATTCAGTTCCCTTAATAACAATTTTAAGAGGTGGATTCGACGAATCCGTTACATGGCTTTTGCCTAAAGGATCTCCTCCATATAAAAAGGATGATGCTCCAAAGGGGTATGAACTATCTAATTTATATAAACAACAAAGAAAATTTGGATATTTCGTTAAAGGCGGCAAAGGTGAAAGACTGCAAGCTGTAAAACGAGAAGCTATGTTCATAACTGTATTAGAGTCATTGCACCCTGATGAAGCTGAACTAGTAATTGCGATGAAAGATAAGAAACTAACCGGTAGATATAAAGGAATAACGCAAAAGTTAATCGAAACTACATTTCCGGGTCTTATCCAAAAGGTGTCAGTACCTAAAGTTGAAAAGAAGGTAGCTGACGAGGTAGAAACAGAACTCTAAGGAGGTGATTTAATCTCATATATGATTGGTATTTTTAAAATCAATTTATTAGGAGGGAAAAGGCCCAAAGAATTACGAGTTATGCCGGTATCTGCAGATACCGGTGTACTTTTTACCGAAAATATGGTATAATATATTATGAACATTTTTATTTTAGATAATGATCCCGTGATAGCTGCGCAGATGCAGTGCGACAAACACGTCGTTAAAATGATAGTGGAATCAGCACAAATGTTATCAACCGTACATCGTATGGTAGATGGCACAATGGAACGTCGACCTTCAAAATCAGGCTCAATGTTACAATACTTCAAATTATCGGATGATAGAGAAGACATACTATATAAAGCATGTCACTTTAATCATCCATCAACAGTATGGACACGTGAAAACTGTAGAAACTATGAATGGCACTATAGACATTTCATTGCATTATGCGATGAGTATACGTATCGATATGGAAAGATACACGCCACTGATACTAAGTTGAGATACCATTTACAGTGGAAACCAAAGAACATAAAATATTCAGGTTATAAAACCCCATTCAAATTAGCAATGGCACAATTTCCAGAATGTGTAGTAGAAAGTCCTATTGAATCGTATAGGAATTTTTATCAGACGAAACAATCACGATTCAAAATGGTGTGGACAACACGCCCAAAACCGGAGTGGTTTAATTATGCCAACATATGATTTCGAAAACACTAAGACTGGTGAACAGTTTGAAAAACTAATTAGTATTTCTGATAAAGAAGACTATTTAAAAGAAAATCCAAACGTGAAACAGATACATGTGTCTGTGCCTGGACTTATAACGGGTAAGGAAGGATCTATGTTAAAACAAGCTGGAAGCGGTTGGAAAGAAGTGCAAGACAGAATTAAATCTGGAATGCCACCCAAAGATAGAGGATTAATTAATACAAAATGATGATGGATATAACAGAACTAAACCACGAAGATTACGGTTTAAAACAGGTTAATGATGGACCAGGTGGAAGATTCTACCAGGATCCTGATGAGAACAAATACTATAGTATTACTAATGTACTATCGATGTTAAGCGCAGAATCGATAGCAAAATGGAGAGCGAGAGTTGGTCCAGAAGAAGCTAATAGAATTTCTAGAAATGCATCTGCAAGAGGAAACATGGTACATGATATGCTCGAATCCTATGTATTAAATTGTGCTTCCCCACCAAATACTAGCTTAATAGCTAAATCAAACTTTAGAGACATCAAACCAATTATAGACCAGAATTTAACCAAAGTTTATGCTACAGAAAAAAGAATGTATTCAAAACATTTAGGAGTAGCAGGAACAGTAGATTGTGTTGGAGTGTGGGACAATAAGATAAGCATTATCGATTGGAAGACCTCAGCTAAATTTAAGAAGAAAGAATGGATATCAAATTACTTCATGCAAGCAGCAGCTTATGCAATTATGTGGGAAGAACGAACAGGTATACCCATAACACAATTAGTCGTAGCAATTGCTGGAGATACAGGACCTCAAATATTTGTCGAAAACCGCGATTCTTGGACTGAGGAATTAATAAATACTATTACAGAGTTTAAAAGAAGAAAACTCTTAGAAGGGAGATAAATAATGTCATCAAATTATAGAAATGATATCATATTGGCGTTGCAGCTTAAACTAGAAGGTGAGATTGCAGCACATCAAGTTAACATTAAAATCATGTTAGGATCACATGCAGGAATTGCAGAACATCCAGATATGATTGGTACAATTGAAGAAACATTAGAGAAGCTGGCAACAGCTCAAGACAAACTAAGTAATTTATCACAATTTAAATAAGCATGTACAAATGCTAAAAACTATGGTATAATATACCCATGAAAACATTTAACGAACTGCGTGAAGGAAAAGGAAAAGGTTTAACGATCTTTGATATAGATGATACTATGTTTAAAACTTCAGCAAAGGTTATGATCAGAAATAAAGAAACCGGTAAAACGAAACACTTAACACCTAAAGCATATAATACATATACGTTAGGCGGAGATGAAGAGTTTGATTACGGCCAATTTAAATCTGCTAAGTTGTTTAACCAAACAGCTGTGCCGATCGGAAAAATGATAGCAAAGTTTAAAGCTATATTAAGGAACGCAACAAAGAAAGGTTCTAAAGTCATTATAGTAACTGCACGAGCAGATATGGATGACAAGAAACTGTTCCTTGATACTTTTAGATCTCACGGAATAGATATCGATAATGCTCATATTATAAGAGCAGGTAACTTAGGTCTAAAGGGAAGCGCTGATGCAAAAGCAATTATCTTTAAACAGTTCCTCGATACAGGGGAATATTCCACAATACGGCTTTTCGACGATGATATAAGCAATTTAAAAGCTTTATTATCTCTTAAAGATGAATATAATAATGTGTCCTTCGAAGCTTATAAAGCTAACGATAAAGGACAAATCAAACGAATTAAATAATGCCAATAAAATTAAAACCCTCATCAACAACGAAAGCCAGAGGAGCTACGCACTCAACTACAACTCATTACTATGCAAAATGTGCATCAAAGCAAGAGTTGTTTGACTATATCAATAAAGAAAGTACACCAAATAAATTGAAACAAAAGTGTAGAAACGAATTAGTAAGACGCAATATAAAAACGGTTTTTGTAGCCGACTAAAGAGCCGATGATGAATTTCCAGAACACATATACACCAATACCTCTTGGTTTAACAATCGCTAGATCTACTCATGGCCACGGGATATTCGCAACAAGCGATATCAAAGCTGGAGTATTTTTAGGAGTAACCCATATATGGGAGCAGAATAGAAGGGACTGGATAAGAACACCTTTAGGTGGTTTTATAAACCATAATGAGGATCCTAACTGTTTCATAAGCACAAATATTCATTATCACGATGGCGATCAACGAGAGTTGTATGCAGTAAGACCAATAAGTGAAGGTGACGAAATATTAATATATTACACTATGAGCCAATATGAATGATAGCAGAACACGACAAGAAACGCGTTAGCGATCATGTGGCAGTTTTAAGTTCGTCTATTTGGAGTAAATATTGTAAACAAATGCGAGTTTCACTACTTTGTTTATTCTACCGGACTTCATGAGTTTATTAAATCTTTTTAATTTTCTTCTGATTATTTCCATATCTTCAGTACTATTTATACAGGTTTGTAACACAAATGACACATGGATGTAACAATGACAGATAATTGGCACGGAGGAAAAGGTTCCAAGCGTAGAAATTCAAATGATAAAGCCTACGCAGACAACTGGGATTTAATATTCGGTAAAAAAGAAAAGAATGGGGCTGTAGCCACCACTAATAAAAAAGGAAAGAAGAATGAAAGTAAGAAATGATTATGTTTTAGTAGCAGAAACAGCAAAAGAAGAAAAGACAGCAGGTGGTATTATACTATCAGCTGATGCAGTATTGGATAAAACCTCAAAACCAGGAGTTGTACTATCGTATGGTCCTAACGTTGATGGTTTAGTAACTGGAGACAGAGTATATTTAGATTGGCAACATGCAATGCCTGTAAACGTAGACGGAAAAGCTGCAGTACTAATCCAGGAAAAATACATTAAGGCTTATATAAGAGCTTAACAGAAGAATTATGACAATAGACAAATTTAAAATTAAAGTCGAAAGACCTAAGATTAGGAGAGTCACACCTGCTCATGCGCAAACTAGAATTGAAAGAGATAAGTCAACTTATTCGCGTAAAGAGAAGTATTCTAGTATAAATAGTATTAGAAACGAGGAGGATAGAGATGTCTGATATAGATTTAGATTTTGATTTTGGCTTCACAGCTGTAGACGAGAACGAACTCGAAGCTGTACAAACCATGTCATCCACCGCCGATACTGCAAGCTCTGATTTAGCTGCAGCTGAAGCAAAACTAGGGAAGTTATATAACGCAATATTACCGCTGTTAGCTAACTTAAAGAAAAATCCTGAAAAGGAATATATTCTGTGGCCTAACCGCACAGACAAAATTGAACAGTTTGAAGATCTTATTAATAAGATCATTAAATGAGGATAAAAGAGATGAATGTAGATAAATTAAGAGAACAATTGACAATAGATGAAGGTAAAGTAAACGAAATTTACTTAGATCATTTAAATTACCCAACAGTTGGCATAGGCCATCTAATATTAGAAACTGATGGGGAATATGGTAGCTCAGTTGGTACTCCAATTACTGAAGAAAGATGCATAGAACTTTTCGAACACGATGTAGAAAGTGTACTAAAAGATTGTCGTATCTTACACCAAGCTTGGGACGGTTATCCTGAAGAAGCTAAGCAAGTAATTGCAAACATGATGTTTAATATGGGTAGAACTAGATTAAGCAAATTTAAGAACCATAACACCGCACTAGAAAGCGGAGATTGGAAAAAAGCTGCTGTCGAAGGAAGAGATTCCAGATGGTACAAACAAGTTACAAACCGAGCAGAAAGACTGATGTCAAGGCTCGAAAACATATAAATAGTCATTTAAGAGGAAATAAAAATGAAACCAATAAACTTAAACGGAACGCAAGGCACTTTAGCCTCAGCATCCAACGTAGGATTTGCCAAATTAGTAAGAGTATTGAACAATAAAACATCTGTTCAATTAATCACACAGAAGAATGCTGCCGGTGCAACAATTGCAACGG